ACAGGGATAGGTGCAATCACTGATGAAGGCATCTGAGCTGTTTTACACATAAATGATGTAAGTTCTACATCACCTTGTGCATAACTAGGATAATTCATAGTTACTTTGAATAGGTTGGATCTTGCGCCACCGCCTACTAGTTTTGATTTAAAATCATCTACTCCTAAAATTGCCATGATATCCTCCCTTAACTACCTGCTATCTCGGAGAATTCTACTCCGGATCTTGTTGCTATGAAGTTCAATGTAATGAAGTTAATAGATCTTGAAGGCTTGATAAAGATATCAGCCACAAATCTATTTGCATCGATTACTTGACTTGTGTTGTTTGATTCATCACAGATTACTGAGAAATCTGTAAGTCCTCTTCTACCTTTTACGTCTCTTAAGAACGGTTCAACTAAGTTTTTGAACTGAGCTCTTGTAAATTCGTCGTTAAATTCGAAAAGTTGTGCTTTAGCTGCTGTGCTAATAGCCTTTTCTAATACGATGAATAATCTACGTACATTAATTCTGTCGAATGCAGAAGGTCGATTTAATAAAGTTTTATCACCAAAGAGTAATGTACCTTGTCCAGGTAATGATACTAATGGATTAATTCTTGCTTTATATAATGTATCTCTGTCTGCTTTCTTAGGATTGAATGCTAATTTTGTTACTCCGAGAAGTTGTCCTCTGTTAACACCTGCTGGTGAGAACCATGCATCTGCAACTCTATCTGCATTTGCACAAAGACCTGCTTGGTGACCAGCTGCTCCGATATATCTGTATACGTCGTTATATTTGTCATATACATAAAGAGCACTTGAATCAACTGCAGCATATGAAGTAGATGTTAAACCATCAGCAAATGCTTTTACATCTGCAGCTGGTGTAGAACTACCTGCTGTATCTTCTATTGGAGGTGAAACAAAAGCCATACAATCTTTTCTAGCTACTGCTATTGATATGACATCGTTTGCAATGGTGTTTGCACCATTAGCATCAGGAGCAGCAAAAAGAAGATTTACATCTTCAGTTTCAGCATCCTCAAATAAATCATATCCTAGAGCAATTTCGCCAGTTGTTGGCGCGTTATCATCTGATCCACCGTCAAGTGAATCTGATTGAATTGCATCAGCTGTTGTAAAAGAGTTTTGATCTGCTATTGCATTCCCAGCTTCGGTAAATGATGCGTCGTGTCCTAACCACCAGATATATTCTGATTGAGAGTTAACAACGTCTTTGTAGAAATTACTTGTACCATCACCTTTTTTAGCATCTGAACCTTGTGATACAAATGCAAAAGTTTCTAATACAGTTCCAGTAGTACCTGAAATAGCTCCATCTTCATCAATCACGACGATATGTAATTCGTCGGCTGATGCAGATTTTCCTAAATCTTTTGCATACTGTGATGTATCTGGAGCAGCATCAAACTGTCCAGCATGAGCCCAACCAGCAAAACCGGTTGCGTTAGAACATACTTCTACTTTTAAGCTATTACCTAAAACGCCAGGATATTTAGCAGCCCAAGGTCCTTTTGCAGACTGAGCGCCGCCAGCATAATTATTATCGTAGTCTTCATCGTTTTTGATGAGTTGACCAGAGCCATCAGCAGTCGCGTTGTCGTGACCACTCGCTACTCTAACCACTTTCAGTGCGTTTCCATATTTAAGAAATGACGCAGCTACGAGAAAGTATTTTGCAGTATTAGAATCTGGTGAACCAAATTTCTCAGCTAATTCTTTTTCAGAACCAACCGTTACTATTTTGTCAACCGGACCCCAATTAAATGAACCAGCAAATCCACCAATTGATGATGAAACGGCCGGAACTACACCGGTAGCATCGATCTCTTTGATCTCTACGCCGGGTGATACTTGAAATGCCATCGCTTTATCCTCTATTTTATTGAGTTAGTTAATAAGTTACACATAATACGAATCTTCAATACTATTATTTATAAATATAAGTATCTCATCAATGATCGTTTTTATCGTTTCGCAAAGCAACATCGCTTGCAATAAACAATCTATCTGGATGTATTGATACTCTAAATTGTGTCATTGTTTTTCTATTGACTAACATTTCAGAAGCTGTATCTTTCTCTGTTAGCCCTAGTTCTATTGTATATTTCCTATTATTAAATGTAACTCCATGTTCTATTACAGGTCTTCGATCAAATTCTTTAAGACCTCTTGTAGGTTCAGATATATCAATTATCTCACTTTTAAATGTATGACCATTCTTTTTCCATGTTACCATATCTCCATCAACTTTCATTGAATCTACATGTAACATAGAAGCTGATGCTGAGTTACCAGTATCAAATTTAGCTCGTATTGGATTTTCTTCCATACCATCTAATACAATACTTTCAATATATCCTACCTCTTGTCTCATAAATGGTCTACGTCTTCGTTCTGAACTAAACCAATTTAATATGATATCAAGTGTTTGTTTATCTGTAATTTTCTTTGTATGAGTACCGTCTTCTATATTATATCCCATAAAATGAGATCGTATACCAGGTGAACCATTGACTTCAATTACATAAAAATCTTTTCCTACTTTACAATGATCTACACCACAATAAGAAGCACCAACTGCTCTTGCAGCATTTATTACTAATTGTTTTTCTTTTTCTGATAACATATAAGGTACTGTTTCTGCACCAAGATGTACGTTATTTCTAAACTCATCTTTCTTTACTTTAATTCTTTCAGCACTTGCAACAATTTTACCATCAACTAAAAGTGTACGTACATCTGATTTAAGTTCAAAATATTCTTGTATTAATAAGTCTGCATTAAACTTCCAAAGTGATTGAGCTACTGATATAAGTGAGGCCATATCATTCACCTTAGAAACACCTACCCCTTGAGTGCCCTTCAGTGTCTTCAGAATCACCGGAAATTTGCCGCCTATATTGTCATGGGCCTTTTCTATTGATTTAACATTGTTTATAATTGATGTTCTTGGTACTGGAATATTATTTCTTTCTAGTGCAATAATGTTTGACATTTTGTTATCACAAAGTAACATTGCTTCTAAATCATTTACAAGAAAGAATCCAATTGTTTGTAATGATGATACTAACGCCTGAGCTGTAAGAGTTTTAATTGCTCCAGCTCTTACAAAGACAAGAGAATCTTTTACTTTTATTGTAGCTTCTTTATCTTTACCATCAATATTATGTATGGTGACTTCTCCAATCTCAACATCCTTTGAAGCTATAAATGCATCTTCAACATTAATCATAGTATTTTTCATATTGTATTTTTTCACAAGCTCTCGCATATGATCGGCAAAAGTACCTTCTTCGTCTCCAAGACCAAGTATTACAACATGAAGATCATTCATTGGAATCTCTTCGTGATTATCTTCTACTAAATATTCTGTGAACCTTTCCATTCTACCTCTAACCAGACGTTTCCATCAGCGTCTTTTGTATATTTATCCTCTTGATAACTACCACTTTCGACAAAGCCGAATGGTAGCATATCGTCCTGTATTGCTTTTAATCTCTCTTTATACAACATATCTTTCATATCAATATTAGTTAATGATTGAAAAACATCAGTTGTTGTAAACCAAGCAAATAATACTAAGTTCATCATTAAGTCATCATGATTTGGTGCAATTGCCTGAAAGGTATTACCTCTACTGACAAAAGTACTCATTTCAATAATTGTTTGTGCATCATGTATTATTAATTTTTTCTGCTCTATTAAGTCTTTAATACTTGAGCATCCAATTCTTTTTACACGTCTTGTCATTGTCGCACCAAGAGCATTTGCTTTGATGCTTGACTCAACAAACATATTCTCATATTCTAAATCATAATATAAACCATTACAAACAACAGCACCTTGATCGTTACTTTCAATTACAACATATGCATCATTATATGTTTTTGCATATTTGTATATTATATCAGGTAAGAGCATTGGAGATATATTATTATCTCTAAATACACATACCTGTTCAAAAGGCTTTTCACTTACATCTATAATTGTAAATGTACTATAGTCTTGATTACGACCTTTTGATACATCAACAGTCATTACATATTCATGGTCTTCAATAGGTTGTTTGTATATAAAGGTATTTTCTTTATAAAACTCTGGATCTCTACTTTGTTGTGCTAATAAATGATTAGCTCCAATTAAAGTATTTCCTCTACCATGAAATGTATTACCAAACTCCTGTTCAAATTGTAATTCAGAAGTATTGTTTATTGTCTCTTGTTTCCACTTTTCGTCTCTTCCTGGTACATCCCACCAATCGACTCTAAATGGTTTAAACTCATTTGTTCCTTGTACAGCTCCTTCCCATAGTTTATGGTATATATTACCAATACCATTTGCAGTTGATGTAATCACTATCTGAGTATCCTTACCAGCAGATACTACAGGATAAGTTGATGTATAAAACTGTGCGTCATTTTCTACAAAAGCAAACTCATCAAGGAATAATAAATTAATAGAAAGACCACGAATAGAACTACCACTTGTAGCTGATGCGATAATCTTACTATTATTACTAAACTCTATACTACCTTTATTTAAAGCCTTACATCCAGGCTGTAAAAAGAACGGTAAATTTTCTAAAGCTAATGTTATACGTGCTAACATCTCTCTTGCAACTGCGCCTTTATTCGCTAATATTGCAATTGTTTTTTCAGGATGAAAGCATGCATACCATAAAAGATATACAACAGATGATATTGATTTACCACTTTGTCTACAAGCTAAAACAATAGAAAATCTATTATCTTTAAAATGTTTAAACATTTTTTGTTGATAAGGATATAAGTTAAATGGTACTAATCCTTCATCAAGTGATATAATCTTTACGTAATTACGAGCAAAATATGCAGGATCTTGCATGCACTTTTGATATTCTTGTATTTCTTCTTTTGTAAAAGAAGTCTCTACGCCATCTCTTTTGACGTTGGGATTGCCAAGATATCCATACTCATTATTCTTGATTCTCTGCATCTATTACATTATCCTTGTTTAATAACATTCTTTGTAAATCAGTAGTACTACCCACAAAAACATTATTATTTGTCACTCGCTTTGCTTCTTCTGTTTCTTCTTTCGTTAAATCTTTTTTAGTCTTTTGAAGGTCCATAAGATTCTTGGTTACATCTCCAAGATTCTTTATTGTTTGTGATAATACTTCAAAAGCTCTTGGATGTTCTGATTCTCTTGCTAATTCTGCCAGAACGTCCATTGATCTTGTTCCTGTATAAATTAAATCTTTATATGTTTTACGAGAAAACTCGTAGTCATCTTTTACATCTTTATCGATCTGTATTGGTCTATTTCTTTTTACTTCTGGTAAGTTCTTTTCTAAACTTGCCATCATTTTTTCTTTCTTTTCCATTATTCAGTACCATCTTGTGTAATTGTAGTTACAACTGTATAATTATCATCCTCATCTGCTGTTGATGGAGTAATTGTTAAATCCATTTCTTCAAATAATTTTGATGTATCATCTTTATCATGAAAGTCTAAATTAATTTCTCTTATTATACCTGAATCTCCTGTAGGACCATAGAACTTCATCTTCATTGTAAAGTCTAGTTGATATATTAAAACTCTTCGCTCTACAAAATCTCCTTCATATTGATCATCAATATTAACAGAGTTCAGTACTACAGCAACATCTTGTTTATGATTAAATCCATCAACTGGTCTTATTGTCACATTATATTCTGGTGAAAAGTATGGAAGTATCTGTTCAACAACTTGTAGTCCATCGTCTTGATTCTTTGCCATAATATATAATGACATTGCTATATTATAAGATGTAAAATGTTTTATTGTCTTTTTCTTTGTAACATCTGAAGCATGTGACTCAACTATCTGATTTCTCTTTTGTAATTTTTGAGTTGTATCAATATCTAATCCAGTAATCTCAAAGGCCATTCTTGGAAGTTTAATAGCCATAGGAGCGTCAAAACCAGTTTCTTGATCTAAACGAGCTAGGAATTTTTGTTTTGGACCGTAGGCCAAAGGTACTCGCACCTGATTAAGAACGCTCCCGTCAGCGGCTTTTCTTATGACTCTTAAATTATTAAACAGTGTACCAAATACGGCAACTGATTTTCTCATTGTGGCGTGATAAAAATGATCTCCAAACATTAGTATGTCTCCGATGGATCACCAAATGGATTAGACTCTGAGAAATCTATAAATCCATCTGCATCAACTTCAAAATCCATATTTTGAGCTGCAGGATCTGTTGCTAACATTCTTCCACTTGAATCATCAGCAATGCTATCATATATTGTAGTAATTGTTGCTGTATAACCTGTATCATCACCAGTTAAAGGCTTCAATGGATCGACCACAAATGTACGATATGTTGATGAACCTGTAACACCAATATTTGCAATTGATAATTGAGTAACATCATCTGTTGATTTTGTTCTATCTACAACTTCTCCAAATACAACAACTGCTGGAGTATTTCCATCTGCAGCTACAAGTTCTTGTCTTACGATTTCACCAACATCAAAGTGGTTACCTGAAACAGAAGGAGCAACATTCATAGATAATTGATAAGCGCTTTGTTCTGCTTTAGTATCAATTTCACCTACACCTGTATCAAAGTCCTCATCGTTATATTCGAATAAGTTACATTGCATTCTATAAACTGGAATATCTGATAATTGATAGAATGGTTTATCATCTTCAACATATGATATTTCAAAGAATGAGTTGGTCATTGGAAGGAATATAACATCACCTTCCTGTGGTCTTGGGTCATTTGCATCTGAGAATATACCTATAATTTTTTCCCACTGTCTTCGTGAAACTATAAATGTACATTCATCTCGTATTTCAAGACCAAATTTAGAATATAAATCTCCGGCACCTTCAAATCCATCGGTGTTTTCAATATACATTTCTATGAGATATGCATCATCGAATTTTGATGCTGGATCTTCGTTTAATACGTTGTCTCTATTTACAAGAGTACGAGGAATATAATAGACGTCTTGTCCATATATCTTAAGTGATTCTATTATCAGGTCTTCGTAAAGATGCTGTTCTGATCTTACGGCCTGAGAAAAATATACATTCCTCGGCATGTATTACCCCGTCATGAAGTCGACTGGTTTTTCCCAATTCAATCGTGCTTCTTCTACTAGTTGTTCTAATTCTTGCACTGCATCATCAAATAATTGTCTACCGTTAAATGTAACTCCTCCAGGCATTACCATGCCTTCAAATTTAATTAAGTTTTGACCCCATTGCTTTTTGATTAATGCTGTTGCGTATCTTTTTAGGAAATAGTCGTTATATACATCAGTAAAAGTATCTGGATCGATAATACGATAACACTCAACTAAGAGATGATCTCCAACTTCTACTTCTTCTGACCAATCCATGTGTATTGTAAGTCGATTCATATGTCTTTCGAAATTGACATGTTTTTCATCTGAATCAATAACAAGATCTAATAATGATAACCATTGTTGTGCCATAACATATTCTGTAAGACTTCCCATAAAGCCTAAAGCATATATGTCATTTAAATGAATTTGATATCGAATATCAAACATATCCGTTGATGATACTGTTTCTCTTAAAGGTAAAACTCTTACAACATCAGTAATTAAATCATTAATGGCAATATAACCATTATCAATATCAGTCTGAGTTACTTCGTGTTTAAGATAGATTTTTTCAATAGCATCATCATGATAGTGCTGATAGAACTGTAAAGCTTCATCAACTCTATCATCGAGTTGGTCATCATCAACATTGATTTCAATCACTGGTGCGCCCAACGATCTTAAGCAATAATCGATTAATGTTTGTCTACTATTTGGTTTGGCCATACTAAAATTCCTATTTAATACTATTTATAATAGTTTAACCTTCTAAAGTTTCAATTCTTG